AATACTATAATATAAAAATGGCATCTACATTTTCGACAGATTTAAAACTTGAACTAATGGCTACTGGTGAAAACGCTGGTACGTGGGGAACAAAAACAAATACTAATTTAAATTTAGTACAACAAGCAATCGCAGGTTATGAGTCAATAAGTGTAACAAATACAACTATTGGTTTGACAATGGATGATGGATCTATATCTCAAGCAAGAAATATGGTCTTAGCTTTTGGTGGATCTTTAACAGGCGCAACAAGTGTAACTGTTCCTAATTCAATAGAAAAAATGTACATACTAGATGATCAAACCACACACGGTACAAGCACAATTACTTTTAAAACTGCAAGTGGAACAGGATTTGCAATGAGTGAAGGTAAAAAACATTTAGCTTATTCAGATGGAACAAATATAAACAGAATTGATTTAACAACTTTAGGTGGTGAGATAGGCACAGCATCAATTGCTGATAATGCAATAACTAGCGCAAAAATTTCTGACAATCAAATTATAACTTCTAAAATTTCTGACAATCAAATTGTAACAGCGAAAATTTCTGATGGTGTTATTTCAACTGCAAAAATTACAAACAATGCAATCACTGCAGATAAATTACTTAGAAAATTTACAATTACAACCAATGTTACTCCAGCTGGAGGAGCTGACGGAGATCTTTGGTTCGTATATTCATAGGAGTTTAAATGGCTGAAACTTATGTTAGAAACTCCAGTGCTTTTCAACAAGCAAATCAAATATTTGTAAACGTCAGTGGAACTTATCAAGAAGTCAATGAAGCTTATGCTAATGTAGGCGGTGCTTATAAATTAATTTTTAGTGCTTTTGAAGCTACATCATTTGTTACATTATCTTCGGGTTCTGGAACATTTACAGTTCCAGATAATTCAAACGCAATACATATTCAAGCGGCTGTTGGTGGCGGAGGTGGAGCTGCAGGTGGAGTCAGTTATGATAAAGCTGGTGGAGAATCTGCAGGTGCTGGCGGTGGTTCAGGTGCTTATGTTTCTGATAAAATATTTTCTGTTACTGAAGGTGAAACACTAACATATTCTATTGGATCAGGAGGAGCTGGAGGAAATCAAACTTCTAATTTTGGACAACCTAAAATTGCAAGTGCTGGTACTTCAACTACTTTATCTGGATCAAGTGCAGGGTCTTTATTCACATTAGGCGGTGGTGGAGGATCTTCAGGTACTGGTGGTGGTGTGCAAGGTCCTTTAAGAACAAATACTGCAGGAACGCCTGGATCAGCCACAGTATCATCAAGTATAAGCACGGGTACATTTAGAGATTCTGACGGTATTACAAAAAATGTGAGTGCTAATACATCAGGACCAGCAGGCACGTTCAATGATAGTGGTAATGGTGCAACAGGTAGTTTATCAGGATCAGGTAACTGTGGAGGAGACAACTGTAGAATTAATGGTTTTTCTGGTGCAGATTCTTATGATGGAGGAATATCTGGAGGAGCTGGAGGTTCATCAAGTGGTGGTGGTACTAATGGAGCCGCAGGTACACGAGGATCTGGCGGTGGCGGTGGTGCTGCCCAAACTAATAGTGGTAATACAAATGGTGCAGTGGGTGGTAATGGTGAAATTGTTTATAGATTTATTCGTATACTGTAGTATAAATATTTAATGACCAACATATCTAAGTGGTTTGGATATCCAATTTATATTTCACAAATACAAAACTACGAAGAAATAAATAAAAATATATTACCAATACTAAAATTAGTTACTGCAACAAATTCTCAATATGCACGGACCACGGATATTAAAGCAAAAGATTTACAGAGTATTGACGACAATTTACATTTAGATGATAGATTTAAAAAATTATATGATCAAATTAGACAAGCAATAATTGCTGCGTTAAACGGATTACATTATGATCTTGAATTATTTGAATTATATATTACTAAATCTTGGGCTACTTATTCTAATAAAGATCAATTCATTTCTTATCACCGACATATGACTAGTCATTTTAGTTTTGTATATTAT